GAGAGCGTCCTACAGCCAATTAGGGACCACTTCTCTCGTGTAGTGAGTGTTTCTAGCGGATATCGTAGCCCAGAATTGTGTGTTGCCATAGGTAGCTCCACAAAAAGTCAGCATGCCTCAGGCTGCGCGGCCGACTTCGAAATCTTTGGAGTATCTAATAAAGAATTAGCAGATTACATCAACGAACACCTAGACTATGATCAATTGATCCTCGAGTACTGGAAAGAATCAGATCCGAACTCGGGCTGGGTCCACTGCTCATATTCTAAAAATCATAACCGAAAACAGTATTTGAAAGCTTTCAAAGTTGATGGCTCTACGAAATACGAACCAATGGTGTAAATACCGAAAAAATTTTTGAGCCGACTTTTACTACACTCCCAGAAAATATAGGATGAATTAATAAGATTAGAAAAATCCCAACAAGCGTTTTTTTAATTTTTTTTCACCTACTGCCATGCGGTTTATTTTTTGCCTTAATTCACTTTGCTCATTTCTAGAGCATTTCCAAAAAGTGCATATGGTATAATAACGTATGAAAAAGAAAGACGAAGAAAAACTAACATCGGAAGAAAAACTTAAACTATACAAACAATGGGTTAAGTTTTATCGAGAACATAAATGGGTACAACAAGAAAACGGCCGTTGGATATTTGTTGAGTTTGAATTAACTAAAGTCGAATCAGAATTAGATTAAGCAAATCCTAACCAACCAGTTATTATGTACTTTTCATGCTTGTCGGTAATTTGACCTTTATGTGTGTGAGTAAAATCTGTCGGCCAAATAAGAGTTAATCCTTTTTCTGCAGGAGTTGTTAATTCTTGATATTTGAAATGAGTACCGCCATCAGGCACATCGTTTAAATAAGTCATAAAAACTAAACAACGATTTTCTCTTCTACTAGATCTTTCAAAATGCCACTGTTTAAATCCTTCTCCAGGATTGTAATATTGAATTTGGTAGGCTTCCCCCATTCCAAATTTCTGAAATTGTTCAATTTCAGGATATTTCTTTTCATATAAGTGAATAATTCTTTCTATATGATTTTTATAAAGCATCGCAGTTGGATGATTATAATAAGGATTCATAGGGATTTCGGTAGATACTTTTTGAGTAGGATCAACACGTACAGGAGGACCTACAACTCCAGGTTTGTGATATTCTTTGTTTTCTTTAAATAATTTTATAAGATCATCACAAATTACAGGAGGAATATACCAGCCCCCTATCATACTATTAATGGGTAAACTATGTTCTTTTAAATCCATGCTTTTAATTCCTCACCCATTATCTTGCTAGCAATATTTATTTTTTTTCTCAAAGCTTTAACAATTCTTTCATCAATAGTGTCTTCTACCATAATATCGATATAAGTCATAGGGAAATGTTGGCCGATTCTATCAATCCTTGCTTCTGATTGTTGACGTTTTTCTAAATCATAACCATTTGAGTAATATATCATGGTTGAAGCAGCCGTTAGAGTTATACCATAACCACCGGTCTGAGTAGTTCCAACTAAAAATCTAACAGGACTTTCTTTGTCTTGAAATTTTTTAATATTATCCTGACGTTCACTCATAGGAGTTTTTCCATAATAAGTTACTACAGAGTTATCCCCATACTCTTCTGTAAGATGTTCAACTATTGTTTCTACATCGTACTGGTAATGTGCCCAAATAACAACTTTTCCGTGTATCTCTTCTAATGTGTCAAGCAATTCAACTGTACGATTATTTTTTATAGGTTTAATAGTTCCATCATCCGCTGTAAAATGACCACAATTAATTTGCTGGAGTCTCATAAGTTGAGTTAAGACGGTAGCTGTTGTCATTTGCTTTCCTTCCATTTCAGCAAGAGCTAAATGTTTCATTTGTTTATAAATTTTTTCTTGCTCAGGAGTTAATTTAATAATTCTTTTCATATAAGTTTTAGGAGGAAGATCTAAACATTCATCTTTCAGAACCCTATAAGAAAAAGGTTTTAATTTTTCAGCCAATTCTTCAAGATGTCTATACCCGACTACTATTTGAACTGAACGGCCACCAAAGTTAGCTGTTTTCATTACCGCATATCGAGTTCTAAATGTATAATAAGAAGAATGACCTAATAATTCTGGCTCTAGAAAATCACATTGTTTATATAAATCTAAAGGAGATTTTGTAATAGGTGATCCAGTAAGAATTCTTCTATACTTTGAGTGTTTACTTAAAGCACATATATTTTTAGTACGTTTGGCATCAGGATTTTTAATAGTAGTACTTTCATCGACCGCAAATAAAGTATTATGACAGCTTAAAAATTTATAAGCAAAATCTACTCCTTTTTTAGTAGAGAAAGCTTCTACATTCATTATTAAAACATGAAAATTTTCTCCTTGTTCAAAAAGAAGATCTAATTTTTGTTGTTGTTTTTTATTTATATTGGCTTGCCACAACACAACTCTTTTCTCAATATGATCAGGTAGATGGGTAGGTATTTCTTGATTATACCAGGTTCCAACTACTCCTTTTGGTGCCACAATTAAAGCTCCATTTATTTTGCCCCCATCATATAACAGAGCAAGATTATCAAGTAGCACTTTAGATTTACCTGTCCCCATTTCCATAAAATAAGCATAATAGGGTTGGGACCAGGATGCTTCTAATGCCTTTAACTGATGCTTATAAGGCGGTGTCTTAAATTTATAATTCATAATTTTTATTCTTTCTGTATTGACTTTATATATAGAACATCCTATATTGTTTGTCAATGAAAGAAAATACAGTATATGTTATACAAGAAATTCCGGGTACTGCATCGGGTAAGCCTAAAATTAATATTTTAGGGGCTGCTCAATACGGTAATTTTAAATTTTTATTACCGGAACTTTCTCAAATAATTTTCTCTCCAGGTCCTTTAATTTTTAAATTAAGAAAATCTTTAAGGGATTTTAGCGAAGAAGATTATCTATTATTGACAGGAGATCCTGCTATTATTGGAGTTGCATGTTCTATAGTTTCTGACATTACAAATGGTAAATATAATTTACTAAAATGGGATAAACAAGAAAGACAATATTATCCTATTAAAATAAACCTACACGAGAAAGGAGAAATCGATGAACAACATTGATTTTGAAACTGATCAGAGAGAAGATTTAGATTCAGTAAATGAAGCTAAAACTTTATCAGATCAAGTAGTTAAGCTGACACGTCTAGAGGATGAGTTAGCTGAAAAAGAAAAGGAACTAAAAGAACTTAAAAGAAAAGTAGATTTAGTTTCAGGAGAAGTCATTCCCACAATGATGCAGGAAATGAACATCTCTACATTAAAACTCGCAGACGGTTCTTCAGTTGAAGTTAAACCTGTCTACGGTGCTTCTATTCCCGTTGCAAAACGAGAAGAAGCATTTAAATGGCTTCGAGAAAACGGCTTGGGTGATCTTATTAAAAATGAGGTTACTGTTGCCTTTGGTCGTAACGAAGACATCAAAGCTAGCGATTATGCTACCTTTGCTAAAGGTCAAGGATATGAACCTGTCCAGAAATTAAAGGTTGAACCTATGACACTTAAAGCATTAGTTAGAGAGCGCGTTGAGTCTGGACAAGACATGCCTTCTGACTTATTTAACATGTTCACGGGCAGCAGAACAAAAATAACAAGGAACAAATAATCATGAACAAAGAACAAGGAACCATGACAAACAAAACCGAGGCTCCTCTTCCAGCAAATGTGTTTGAAGAAGATGCAGCAAAAGGTTTAGGTAATATAAGTCAACAAGACTTAGCATTACCTTTTTTAAAAATCCTTGCACAATTATCACCTGAAGTAAATGAAAGGGATGGTAAATATGTGAAAGGTGCCAAGGCAGGAATGATATACAATTCTGTTACTGGCGAGTTATATGATGGCGTGGAAGGCATTGACGTTATTCCAGCTTTTTATAAACTCGAATATCTTGAATGGAAGGATAGAGGAGAAGGTCTAGGTGCCCCTGTGGCAATATATCCCTCTTCATCTGACATCATGTCAAAAACAAAACCGGATGCAAATTATAAAGATAGATTACCTAATGGTAATTATATTGAAAAAACTGCATCACATTTTGTGATAATCTTAGGAGACAGTCCTTCGACAGCATTGATTTCGATGAAATCTACTCAATTAAAAATTAGTAGAAAATGGAACTCAATGATGAATGGTCTAAAACTAAAAGGTAAGAACGGATTATTTACTCCGGCATCTTTTAGCCATATTTACAAACTAAAAACAACTCAAATGTCAAATGATAAAGGCACTTGGTTTGGTTGGGAAGTAAGTAAGGTTGGACCAGTTACTGATGGTTCACTCTATCAGCAAGCCAAAACGTTTTCTGAAAACATTTCTAAAGGAAGTGTTAAAGCAAAACACGGTGAGGAAAAACCTAAAGGTTCTGAATCGCATTTCTAGTTTCTTCGAACGAAGAAAGTATGCATGACGTGGGCCTGGAGGGAGACTGAAGGGCCCATGGAAAGATATTATGAATGAGAAATACATACAGATTTTTAATGGATATAGAGGAGCTTATGGTGTCGCTAATATTAAGAACGCTTATCGTGATCCCGAAAGTGGAAAACTTAGATTAAAGCCAGGAGACTATCGCTGGAACTATGAAGAACTAACTGATCAAGTATATCTTGATCATTTAAATGGCGTTAAATCAATTGGAATGCAACCCTGTAATGAAGAAGGGGAAACTAAATTTGGAATCATAGATATAGATCCATCTAATTATGAAAACTTTGACAAAAAATTTGTCATAGACAAAATTCAAGAATACAAACTACCTCTTATTCCAATCTTATCTAAGAGCGGATCACTTCATTTATATGTCTTTATGCAAAAGTTTGTAGATGCAGCCACACTAAAATCTTTTTTAAGTAATCTTCTTCCTCTCTTTAATTTAAAAGCAGACACAGAAATTTTTCCAAAACAAACACAGTTAACTAAAGATTTAGAAAGAGGAGGATTAAGACCAGGACAGTTTATTAATCTACCTTATTTTAATAAGACAGATAGAAGAGCTTTAAATGTAGATGGAACCGAATTTACTTTTGACCAATTCATAACTTTAGTTGAATCTAATCTAGTTCATCCTGATGAATTAAATAAAATTACTGAAGGAATCGATCAAGCAATTTATGAAGGTGCCGATGATGAATTTAAAGATGGACCACCATGTCTCGCTACACTTAGCAAGATTATGAAGAATCCTGCCTTTGATGGCAAGGACCGATTTATGTATAATTATCATGTATTTGTAAAGATGAAGTATGAAGATACGTGGAAACAAAAAGTTAAAAATGCACCAGTTAAATATTTTGAACAACAGCACGCTAATGCATGGGATGATAGAATCCTTAATGCTAAAATAAGATCATGGAATAAATCTGAAAAAGGATTTACTTGCACTGAAAGTCCTATTAACGATCATTGTAAAAAAGGAATATGTATTAAGAAAAAATTTGGAGTATTAGCTGGCTCTAAAGGAACTTACCCAATCTTAACTAATCTTAAAAAAATAGATCTTGATCCTGAACCCGAATATGAATTTGATGTGATTAAACCTGATGGAGTAAGCACAGCTACGGTTCATTGTCGTTCGGTTGAACATGTAAATGATCAACGTAAAAGAAGAAACTCTATAGCTAAAGCTGCAGGATTTGCTCCTCCAATTATTAAAGGAGATAAAGATCAAATGGTTCTGGATGCATTATGGAAAACTGAAAAAATAGTTAATCCTCCAATTGGAACAACTTCTAAAGAAAAATTACATGATGTTCTTCATGCTAAGATCAATGGTCCTAAAGCAATGAACGATGCTGCATTTAAAACAGGAACAGTATTAATAGAAGATGGATATGCTTTTTTTAAATTTGATAAATTTTATGACAAATTAAAATCTAAGAATTGGAAATATAGTGAAGATAAAACAGGTACTATGATGGAATCAACTTATAAAAAATGTGACATAGAATTTCTAGATCAAAAAAGATTTCCTACTAAAGACAAAGGAAAATATAACACACCTACTAAAAACATCGTAAAAATTTCTATTAAAGAATTTGAAAATGTACCTATCCACCACACTAAACTTACACATAAGAAGGATATAATATGATGAGAAAAATACTCGGGCCTCCGGGAACAGGGAAAACAACGCGACTTTTAAATTATGTTCAAACTTTTATTAAACTAGGAACTCCAATTGATAAGATAGGATACTTTGCTTTTACTAGAAAGGCTGCTACTGAAGCTAAAGGAAGAATGCTTGATCAAAATCCTCACCTTAACGAAAAACAATTACAACATTTTAGAACACTACATTCTTTAGCCTTTTGGAAATTAGGAATGAAGAAAAGTGAAGTAATGCAGGACGAACATTACGAAGATATTGGAAGAAGTTTAGGTATAGAAGTAACTATTTATAGTGAAGGCCAAGAAAAAACAGGGTTTGTAGATTCAGACAGTGAGTATTTCAATATAATTAATGCTGCACGAATTAAGGGAATATCTATTGATGATGAATATAATACAGGAATGTATGCCTATGAGCTGGATAAAAATTTATTACATATTTTAAAAGATGAATTAGATAACTATAAACAAGCATATCATCTCAAGGATTACACTGATATGATTGAAAAATTTAATGTGGCAGAATTGTGTCCGAAATATGACGTAATATTTATTGACGAGGCACAAGATTTATCGCCAATCCAGTGGGAAATGTTTGATGTTTTGAAGAAAAATTCTAAACATGTTATATTAGCTGGTGATGATGATCAAGCTATTTATGGTTGGGCTGGCGCAGACGTTAAAAGATTTCAACAAGAACCTGCAAAAGAAATTGTATTACCTAAGTCTTATAGGGTTCCTAAATTAGTTCAACATATTGCTGACAACATTTTAAGTAGAATACCAGACGACAGAAGAATTAAAAAAGAATGGGAAGCACGAGATGAACAAGGGGGAATATATTTTGGGACATCTATTGAAGATGTTCCTTTAGAGAAAGGAAAATGGTTGGTATTAGCTAGATATAATGATAAACTAATAAAACTTAAACCTGACCTAAGAGAAAGAGGGATTTATTTCGAATATAAAAATAGAAAAAGTTATAAGACACGGCTCTACGCAGCCATACAAAATTACACTCGTTGGACCAATGGGTCATTACTTTCTATTTCAGAGTGTCGTGATCTTTTTGAATATCTTGGTAAAACTTTTCCCGAGAAAGAGGAGAGAATGTACGATCTAAAAGAATTTGGATATAGCAATACTCAAAGATGGTTTGATGTTTTTGAAACAGAACCTGATGACAGTCTTTACATTAGAGATATGTTACAACATGGTGAAGAATTGTCTGCTGCACCCAGAGTTAAATTGTCAACAATTCATGCAGCTAAAGGAGGTGAAGCAGATAATGTTTTACTTATCTTAGACAACACTAAAACTATTCGGGAAGCTATTGAAAAAAGTCAAGACAAAGAAGATGAAGAAAACAGAGTTTGGTATGTAGGCGTCACCCGTACTAAACAAAATTTATATATGGTGACAGCAAGAAAGGAGGAACAAGGATATGACATCGAAAGCTTACAATAGACAAGTCGGAGGATCACATTATAAAAATATGAAAATTCAGCCAAGTCAATTTATTAACGAGAATCATTTGCCTTTTGCAGAAGGATCGGCTATAAAATATATATGCAGACATGCAGCGAAAGGAAAAGAACAAGATATTGATAAAGCAATACATTATCTAGAGATGATTAAGGAAAGAGATTATAAATGAGGGTAGTAAAAAATTTTTTAAAAGAAGATTATTTTAATAAACTTAAAGCCGCATTTGTGGACCATAATCCAGATCTTCCATTTTACATACAACAAAGAGTGGCTTTTGAAACTGGACCAATAGATAAAGAACATTTTTATTTTACTCATCTTCTTTTTAACAATTCTATTAAGAGCTCCTACTACGATTTAGTAAAACCTTTTATTTGGGAGATACTTAAAGTGAAAGCATTAATACGAGTCAAAGTAAATTTGTACCCTAGAACAGATAAATTAATACATCACGATCCTCATAATGATCATGATTTTAAACACAAAGCTTTAGTGTTTTCTTTAAATACTTGTGATGGAGGAACACGTATAGGCAAAAAATTTATACCAAGCATAGCAAACCAAGCATTATTTTTTGATGGAAGTGTTATGCATAACAGTACTACTTGTACTAACAAACAAGCTAGACTTAACATTAACTTTAATTATTTTTAATGAGAATACCTAAATTTGAAGCTCAAACCGAATGGGTTAAACCTACAGAATTTCCAGATCTACGACAAGTAGATGAAATTGCAATAGACTTAGAAACAAAAGATCCAGACCTAATTAAAAAAGGATCTGGTGCTATTATTGGTAATGGAGATGTTATAGGTATTGCTGTCGCTACTTCTTTTTACAAAGGATATTTTCCAATTGCTCATGAAGGCGGTGGGAATATGGATCGTAAGCAAGTTTTAAATTGGTTAAAAGATATACTTGAATCTCCTTCAACAAAAATATTTCATAATGCTATGTATGATATTTGCTGGTTAAGAAAGTTAGGATTTAAAATTAACGGGGACATTGTTTGCACTATGATAGCAGCAGCTATTACAGATGAGAACAGATTTCGTTATGATCTCAACAGTTTATCGTGGCACTATCTAGGTTATGGTAAGAATGAAGCTGCCCTTGCAGAAGCTGCATCTGAATGGGGAATAGATCCTAAAGCTGAAATGTATAAACTTCCTGCGATGCATGTTGGATCTTATGCAGAAAGAGATGCTGAAGTAACACTAGGACTCTGGCAAGAGATGAAGAAAGAAATTATCAGTCAGGACTTAGAAGACGTCTTTGATCTTGAAACAGAACTTTTTCCATGTCTAGTTGATATGAGATTTAAGGGAGTAAGAGTTGATATAGATAAAGCACACGCTATGAAGAAAGAATTTAAAAAAGCAGAACAGGATTTATTACACAAAATAAAAGGCGAAACAAATATTGATACACAGATCTGGGCAGCAAGAAGTATTGCTAATGTGTTTGATGTATTAAGATTAGAGTACCCACGTACAGATAAAACTTCAGCTCCGTCATTTACTAAAAATTTTTTACAAGAACATAAACATCCTGTTGTTAATATGATTGCTAAAGCTAGAGAAATTAATAAAGCTCACACGACTTTCATTGATTCTATTTTAAGATACGAACACAATGGTAGAATTCATGCAGAGATAAACCAATTAAGAAATGCAGGAGGAGGAACAGTTACCGGAAGATTTAGTTATCAGAATCCAAACCTGCAGCAGATTCCTGCACGGAACAAAGATCTTGGACCTAAGATTAGATCATTATTTATACCTGAAGAAGGATGTAAGTGGGGTTGTTTTGATTACAATCAACAAGAACCAAGACTCGTAGTACATTATGCTTCACTCTATAAACTTCCATCAGTCTATGATGTTGTAGATTCTTATAAAGAAAATACTAAAGCAGATTTCCACCAGACAGTAGCCGACATGGCGGAGATTCCTAGATCTCAAGCCAAGACAATTAACTTAGGATTATTTTATGGAATGGGAAAAGCTAAACTACAAGCAGAACTAGGAGTCACTAAAGAAAAAGCATCAGAATTATTTAATCAGTATCATGCCAAGGTTCCATTTGTTAAACAACTAATGGAGAAAGCATCTAATAGAGCACAGGACAGAGGACAGATTAGAACTTTACTTGGAAGATTATGCAGGTTTCATTTATGGGAACCAAACAGTTTCGGGATGCATAAAGCTATGAGTCACGAAGATGCACTCAGGGAACATGGTCCAGGGATTAGAAGAGCTTACACATACAAATCACTTAATAAATTAATTCAAGGTAGCGCTGCCGATATGACAAAAAAATCTATGGTAGAACTTTATAAAGAAGGAATTACAGCACATATTCAAATTCATGATGAGCTGGATCTTTCTATTGAAGATGAAAAACAATCTCAAAAAATCATTGAGATTATGGAGAATGCTGTTACACTTGAAGTTCCTAACAAAGTAGACTATGAGTACGGGTCTAATTGGGGAGACATTTACGATTAACCAGGAGGAAACTATGGAAAAAGTAAAACACGTTTGGACACTAGCGAAAGCTCATCCAAAAATTGCTATAGCTATAGCAGTAGTAATAGTAGCCGTTTATATCCTAGCTTAGGAAGGTATATGATACATGGCTTATCTAAATGCAAACATACCTGTGACGTATGCACAGATCAGGAGAGAATATCTTTATGACCTTACCAGACATCATGGAGAAGCTGAAGACTGCATTATCTTTGGCATGGGATCGATTACAGGTCGCCCGATCTTGTTTCATGCAATTATGGAAAATGGGGCTGTATTTTATCGTTTGCCGATTTCGGCCTTTATCCAACGAGGATATAATATCAAAGAAGTTCCTAGGATGCGACTTGACGAGTTGGAGCTTTGGAATTGTTTTAGTTACTATCCTGCTATTACTTCTTACGATATCCTAGACGGACAAGCCGGCAAATACATTGGTAAAGATAAGAAATGGCATCACGGCAAATATCTTTTTACAGTTGACTGGGCTCACCCAGAGAGTAATATAGTAGACACAGATCATTCTGAAGTTCCACACGAACATAAGTGTGCACATATACTTGCGTTAAACGACGGCAACTATGCGGCTCAGCCAAACAATAGATTAATATGGGATATACCTTCATTTACAGTGAAGGATGACATCCCTGACTGGAAAGTTCAAACTTCAGAATGGAATGTAGAAGATAGCGGAGCATGGAAAACGGAAGATACTGATAAGTTCTTCTATGAAATTGAGGAGAAAAAGAAATGAGCGATAAATTTTGTATAAAATGTAATCATCTATGCCACTGTATAGAGGCAGATCACAGCGATTGTAAGTGTGAAAACTGCGATTGTAAAGAACCTGAAGGTATGGTAATAGACGACACTGAAGAATGCGAGGCATGTCAATGAAAAATATATGTATAATGTTAGCTCTGTTATTTACTTTGAGCGCCTGTTCAATCGGGCACAAATGTACTTATACTCAAGAGGGGACTAGGATCTCTTCTTGGCTATGGTTCACTAAAGAAGTACCAGCAGACTTAAGCAAAGAAAATTGTAACTAAGATTAAACCAAAGGAGGATCTATGAGTAAATTAAAAAAACTCTGGATTAGATTTAAAGTACACTTACTTAAAAGTTACTTTGAACTGAATGGGATATTGAAAAAGAAAAAGCAGGATTAATGATTAATGAAAATAGTAGACGTAATAAAATCAAACTTTGTGATGATACCTGTAGTAGCTTCGGTTATCTTTGGATCGTTCACTGGTATTAAATACGTCATTAATTTAAACGACACTATTCATACTAACAAACAAGAAATTATAAATCTCAGCAGAGATTTAGCAGTAGAACAAGAAAAAGTATCTGATCTCAGAACTAGACTTGCAGCAGCCGAATCTACATGGCAGATGGCTGAAAACTTATACCAAACATTAGCTAACACGGTAAGGGAGCATTCTTATGATATTAAGGATATTAATCGCGATCTTAATAACTAGCGCATGTTGGTTATATACTCTCAATGCTGAAGCACGAAACGAGTATTTAAATGATTATCCAGCTGAATGTAGAACGGGTGAGATTGATGTATCTATATATCAACGTGAACAAGACTATCGTACCTATGACACCAGTGATTATGATGAGGATTCGGTAAGACTAACATTTAGAAAGTATCTAGGTAATTTACAATGTAAGCAAAAAAATGACTTACACCTAGAAAACATGCAACTTAAACAACAACTAGAATTGTTTAAAATGTGTACTAAATTCAAGCGAAATCCTAGCTTTGAACTCAATCCAAACTTTGCTTTACTAGCTTCAAAGTGTAGCGGAATAGTGAATGTTAACGACGATGATAGACCTAAAGGAAACCACTGGGAAAATCTTAAAAAAGAGTATATAAAAGAGAACCCGGGGGAATATATGGGGACTAAAATATTGATACCAGAAGATCTTGATGGACCTCTTCCAGAGCCGGTTGATGAAGAAGCTGAATGGAATGCGATAGATTAATATGATGGAAAAAATTTTAACGATGTTGGTTGGACTCCTAATAGCATTAGGAGGCTGGAGTCTATCTAGAACTTTTGAACTTTCAACTATTCAAGCAGTACATGAAAATCAAGTAGAAAAACTTGAAAGAAAAGTAGAAAAATTAGAAGATCAAATGAATCGTATGATGGATTCAGATGAAGAAATCATGGAACAACACGAAAAATTATTTAAAAAATTAGAACAAGGCAACACAGGGTATAGTTATAACTAATGGCTAAACCTTTAAAAATTTCTGAAGAAGCCGCTGTGCAAATGCCAATGAAAACGGTAGCCTCTTTGATCGCGATGGTCGCGATCGGGACCTGGGCTTACTTCGG